CAGGTCGGCACCGACCCCGGCACGCGGCAGTTCCTGATGCACGACGGCAAGGCCGGCTTCGCGCTCGACGGCGACAACATCATATCGGTGTTCACCACGGCGGACGCCCCCAGTGGCGTCATGGACGCCGTGCTGGAGCTGGGCGTGGACGAGGGCGGGCGCAGGCTCGATGCCTTCGACACGTTCCTGCCCCCGGCCTATGCTCGTCGCGGCTTCAGATCCGTAGCGCGCTTGCCGTTCAGCCGAGAGTACGCGCCAGACGGATGGGATTACGGGTTCTTCCAAGACACGTTCGGAAACTCCGATCCTGACGTGGTATTCATGGTTTACGACCCTGACAACGCCACGCCCGACACCGACAACACGATCACGGATTATGACGATGGGATCGCCGCGCAGCAGGCCGCAATAGACGAAGGGGGATTGGCCGAGACAGCAGAGCTACCCGCGATCAATTTCAGGTGGGTGCGAAGCGGGCAAGGCGCGGGGCGGCAGCATCCGACGTGGCACGATTTTTCACGGGAGATAGACGCTAACCTCACTCGGGACGAAGCGGCGGCGGAAGTCGCTCGGCGCGGTGCCGACGGTTTCGAGCACGCGATCACCACGCGCGATGCGGACGGCGCGGTGCTGGGCGCAGGCACGAACCGCGCTCGAAACGCGGTGGCGGCCAGTGACGCGGCGATAGAGTATTTCCGAAAGGACATGGCGCCAGTCACCATGACGCACAATCACCCCATCATGTCACCGCTTAGTTTTGCGGACCTACAGATGGTGTTCAGCTCTAAAAGCCCGTCTACGGTGGTCGCGGTGCTACCGGACGGATCGCGGGAAGTTGCCGCGCTGACGCCCGCAGCACGCGCGATGACACCGCAGCTTCGCGCCACACTACTCGGGGGTGCCGAGTTCGCAGCATCCAAACCCATAAAGACGAGCGGTATGACTGGCGCCGTACAGCGGGCACAGGCTACCGCCAATATACTGGCCGCAGCAGGAGTGATCGACTATACGCCTGCTATGGCACCGACCTATGACGCCAAAACACAGGAGGCCGTACAACGTGCCGCAGACGAAATCATCAGAACCAATCCGTCTCTCAGAGACGCCCGTGACACTGGAAGACCCGACGAGCAGGGGCGAAGCCCGGCGGATGATACGGCAGCTGTCGGACCCGAGGCAGTACGATCAATCCGATCCCAATCTGATCGCGCGATTGAGAATGCTCGACCGGATCGCGAAGTAACCGGCAAGGCGTTCACGTCACAATATCCAGACCCCATCGTGGGCGGGCTGGCTGAAGCCGCGGATATTCCGGGCTTGTCGGCTGACGCACAGGCGGCGTTGACTGGGTATCGAGATACGGTCGTTAAAAACCGAGACGCGTTCAAGGCGGCGCGACCAGACCTTCACCCGATGGTGCTGGATAGCCAAGGCAATCCGATTGTCGTATTCCACGGTACGCAAGCGCCGGGCTTCACGGAGTTTGCGGACAGCTCGTCAGGTACTTTTACTGCCGCCAACCCCGACACGGCAGTGACATATTCCGGCGAGTTTATGCGGGACATTCAGGATAAGATCGCGCGCTTTCGTACCGAAGACGCAACGATCGAGCAGGTATTAACCAGCCCCGAACTGGCACGCGACCTGCAGGTGAATATCAGCCGCAGCGGGGTAGTGGTGGATAATACGGATCTAGCGTCCCTGATCCCTGAAGGCTCGCGCTGGGAAGGATTGTTCTTCCCTGACGGTCGCCCGACCGAAGAGACCGTTAATATCCAAGACGTACCTATATTGGACAGCCAGATCGAGCAGATACAGCAGGAGTTCGGCATCACACCCGAGCAATGGGATAGTGCGCTCAAGGAGCCGTACTATCAGGCCCTGACAACAAATGGCGATCCACTGCCGGATATGCCGAGGTTCCCTGTAGCGCGCGATCTCATGCGCGCGTTGACCGCTCGTAAAAAAGCAATGGGTATCGACCCGCCGTCTACGTCGCGGCGTAAAGGTGATTTGCGCACCGGCGACGTATACCCCCTGTTCGTGGATATGACCAACCCGCTGGTTGTGGATTACGAAGGCCGCAACTGGAACGACGCCCCTGAGACCTTGACCCGTGCGTTTCTGCAGACCCCCAGCGGGGAGTGGCGGCAGATGGATTTTGACTACGCGGATTACGGCGGGCCTGCGCAGGCCGAAGCACTGGCGAACGCGTGGCTGGATCAGCAGGCCACGGAGCTGTACGGCGGGCGCGAGCAGGCCGCGGCAGCCGACGCCACGCCTACGGTCATGCACCGTCCACAGCAGCCGACCACAAACGCATGGTCAGCGCACGCCCAGCGCGCGGGATACGACGGCGTTATCTTCCAGAACATTCGGGATAGCGGCAGTCGACTTGCGCCGATCGACGATGTGTTCGTGGTGTTCCGTCCCGAGCAGCTGAAGCACGCGCTCGACAATCAAGGGACGTTCCGGCGGGATGACCCGAACATCCTGCATGAAGACCGGCAGACGGTGCCGCAACTGGCGGAAGGCGTGAAGACCTTCAACGCGGCACAGAAGCGCGCCAAGAAAACCCTTCAGCCCCCGGCGTGGCTGGACGTGAAGACCCAGCAGGGCTCCGCGATCCAAGCGGCGATTGATATCGCCAAAACACCCGGCATCATCACCAAGTTCGCGCAATTTGTCGAAACCCAGCTGGTCAACCAGATGGCCCCCATCCGCAACTATGAGCTGCGCATCAGAGGCATGCTCGGACTGGGTATGGACAGCATGTTCAAGTCCGCCGAGATTGCGGTCAACGATCCCGGTCGCAACGAGGCGCTGCTGTATTACGGCGCCGCCAAGATGGGACCGAACGGCGAGTTCCGGGTCGCGGAAGGCACGATCGGGCTGCAGACCATGCTCAAGAAACTGCCCGACGGCGAAGCTGTCCTCGACTGGATGGAGTACATGGGCGCGCGGCGGGCACAGGAGATCCGCAGCAAAGGACTGGAGACGCCCCTGTCCGACGCGGATATCACCGCAGGGCTGGCGAAAGAGACCCCGCTGTTCAAGGAAGTCGCGGCAGACTGGAAGAAATTCAATGACGCCAATGTCGATTTCTTGGTTGATAGCGGGCGCATATCCAAAGCACTGGCGGCAACACTGAAAGCCGATGCCGCATATGTCCCGTTCTACCGGTCGGAAGAGACCATGCAGGGCATCCATGATCTCATGGACGATGCCGGCATTCGCAAGGCGAGTATCAGCCGTCGGGGTGGCGCGGTGCTGCAGCGCGATCCGGGTATCAAGAAACTCACGGGCGGCAAGACCCGCAAAGTCAATAACCTGATCGAGAACATGATCCGCAACTCGCAGGCCATGATCGGCGCGGGCATGCGCAACTCCGCGGCGAACAAGTCCTTTGATATCCTGAACGCAGCAGGCGATGTCAGTCTGCTGCCCGCGCGCCGCAAGACCGCGGAAGGGGATTATGTCGACGTGACCGCCCCCAAGAACGCGTTGCGCATGTGGAAAGACGGCGGTGAGCAGTTTGTCATCCCCGAGACCCCGGCCGCACTGCCCGTGCTGGTCGCGTTGGCAGGCATGCAGCCGGTACGACTGGGCGGCATCCACAAGGCGATGGCGGCGGTAGGCTCTTTCTTCCGGCAGTCGATCACCCTCAGTCCGTCCTTTATTGTGCGCAACATGATCCGTGACGCGATTTCCACGGGCGTGCTGTTCCAAGGCAAGAACCTCACGCCCGACCACAACATGTTCAAAGGCTTCATGTCGAGCCTGCGCCACAGCGCATCGCGTCAAGCATACTCGGCACAGTCCGGCATGGGCGATTTCAAGTTCGGCGGCACCGATATCGGGCTGGGTAAGAACGATATCCTGATCGAGCTGGGGGTCATGGAGCCCACCAAGCTCGGGCAGATCGGCTACCAGTTCCGCCGTGCGGTCGGTAAGATGGAAGCACTAGGCACGGCGTCGGAACTGTCGAACCGCGTTGCGATATACGAAGCGCTGATCGACAGTAATGTGCGCCCAGATGAAGCCGCCTATCAGGCCCTGACGATCACCAACTACAGCCGCAAAGGGGCGAATAGCCAGCTGCAGATGCTGCTGCCGCTGGTGCCGTTCCTGAACGCCCGCATTCAGGGTGTGTCGCGGATCTGGGAAGACGCCACCGCCCGTCGCGGGCAGGACCGCAATCAGGCGCTGATGAAACTGGCAACGAGCGGTGCGATACTTGCCGCGGCCAGCGCCCTACTATGGGGTTGGAACAACGGGGATGAAGAGCGCAGAGAGCAGTACCAAGCCGAGCCGCTACACCGCCGCCTGAACTATCATATTTTCTACGCCGGCGATCGCAAGATCATGATCCCGAAAGCCTTCGAGGTGGGTACCGTGTTCGGCACGATCCCCGAGCTGTTCATGCAGGCGGCGGTCGAGGGCGACACGTCAGAGCTGGGCAGCGCCACGCTCATGACCCTAACCAACACCTTCGCGTTCAACCCCATCCCGCAGGCGATCATGCCGGCGCTGGAAGTCATGACCGATTACAACTTCTTCACCGGCCGCCCGATCGAAGGCCAGCGCCTGTCGGGTATGCTGCGCGAAGATCGGGTAAACCCTCAGACTTCGGCGCTGGCGGCAGCCCTCGCCCGATCCGGTCTAGGGTCATTCGCGGGTCTGAGCCCTGTGCAGATGGATCACCTGCTGGGCGGCTACGGCGGGGTGGCGTATTCGTCGCTGGCCGCCACGATCGACACCGTGGCAGGGGAGCTGGGTATGCTGCCGGAGCGTCCGACCGGTGTGTTCGGGGATATCCCCGTCATAAACTCCGCACTGGAAAACACCTTCCGGTCGATGTTCAAGCAGCGTGACGCCGATCCGTCGAACCGTTGGGTCGAGGATTTCTATCAGACACGCGCGGCGATCACTCAGATCTACCGGTCGGCCCGCGCCGCAGCCCTAACCGGTGATGTGGAACGGGCGCGTCAGCTGCTGGCTGACGCGCCTGCTACGCCGGCCGCGTACCGGATGGTCAACAAGGCCGGTGCGCAGCTGAGTGATATCAACAGTGCGATCCGGCAGATCCAGAGCGACCCCAAACTGACGGGGAAACAGAAGCGCCAGAAGCTCGACCCCCTTATTAACGCGCGCAATAAGCTGGCGGCACAGGTCGCCAAGATCATACGGGAAGCCGAAGAGAAGCAAGGCACGTCCTTCAGGCGGGTGGCAGCGTAATGGCTTCAAGGCAACAGCTCAGGGCGCTACAACGGCGGATCAACGCCCTGCGCGAACGCAACTACCAGATCATAGAAGATGGGGTCCATGCACCGGACCCCATAACTTTTGCGGAGTGCGTACTGGGGGCGCCCCTAGACCCGTGGCAGCGGGAGTTCCTAGAGCACGCAATTATAGACGCGCGCGTTGCCATCGCCGCATGTCGCCAGTCTGGCAAAAGCACGATCGCGTCCCTCTTCATCGCGTGGTGCATGCTCTATATCGAGAATTTCACGGTGCTGGTGGCGTCACGTTCGCTACGGCAGGCTGCATATTTCGTTGATAAAGTGCGGGAGTGGATACTTACGATGGTGCCGCCCCGCGCCATGAGCGTGATGAACCGGCTGTCCCTGACCTTGCCCAATCGCAGTCAGATCATATCCATCCCCTGCGCCCAGCCGGACGCCGGCCGAGGCTTCTCGCCGCAACTGTTCCTGCTCGACGAAGCCGCCTTCGCACCGGACGCACTGTTCACAGCAATCCTGCCATCGCTCGCCGCGACCGACGGGGCCATGCACATGATCTCGTCGCCCAACGGTAAAGTGGGGCAGTTCTTCGAGGCGTTCGAGGGGCACTCGCAAGATGTGTTCTGGACGCGGCGGGTCACACACCGTGAGTGTCCGCGTATCACCGAACGCACGCTGATAAACGACCGCATAGCGCTGGGCGATCTGCGCTTCCGGCAGGAATACGAGGCGGAGTTTGTGTCAGCAGAAGGCGCATTCTTCGGGGCTATGGCGCTGGATGCGTTCGAGACAACCGAAGCACAGGACTTGTCTTTGTTGGAGCTTGAAAGCATACTGGACAGCAACCTGCCCCGACCATCGCCTACTCTTGACGATCTATCCGCGGCGTTTGACCGGGCCCAACGGGTCAGCACGGAGATGATTAAATGAAGCAATTCAACAACGCGGACGACCTGAAAGACCGCGGGTTCCAGCTGCTGATACCGCCGGTCACGATTGTATCGTTCGATCCGTCCGGCGATGGCGATGATAAGGACGGCGTGGTCGCGGTATCGCGCGAAGAGCATCAGCGCGGGATGGCGCACGATCCCGACTTCGCAGTGGAGTTCGTGTTCCGCATTCTGCTGGCCCACGAACTGCCACTGGATTACGAGTTCCCGGACAAACTTGCGGCACTGATTAACCTCGACAAGCGACTGCAGCGCTGGACTTCTCAGAAACGGCAATCAGCACATTTCCTGTGCGTAGAGACCAACGGTGTGGGGTACGGCTATGCTTCATCCTTTGCGCTCAAATCCCCCACCAAGGTCATCCCGTACGCAACCGTGGGCCGAGCGAATAACACCAGCAAGCCGCCCGGCAACGCGAAGGTAGCGATGCCGCGACTGGACGCACTCGACAACACCCGCATTTTGATTGAGACGGGGTACCTTAAAGCGGCGCCCGGCGCACCGGGTCTGGACGTACTGCAGAAACAGATGCAAGCGTTCGTCTGGCGTGGTAAGAATAGACCCGAAGCAATGGCGGGTCAGCACGATGACCTCGTTATGGCGCTGACCGGAGCCCTGTGGGTGGGATCGAAAGTTATCCCGCCGCTACTGAAACAAGTGAAGATGCCGGGGGTGCAGCGTAAGCCCAACCACGGCAGAGTGAGGGTCCACTGATGCCTGAAGATCTATCATACGCGGATAACGGCGACATTATCATCCCAGACGAGCCCGGCTCAATGCCGAACCCCGATGTGGAGGATACGCACGACGTGAATTTGGCGGAGCTGCTGCCGGACAATGTTCTGTCTCGGATAGGCTCGACCCTTACGGAAGAGCTGGCGCATGACCTCAACGGGCGCGCGGGATTGGAAACGCTGGCGGCGCGATACATGGAAGCATTGGGCATTGGGCCCGAGAGCGACCCGGATGACTTTGAGTACGAGTTCTCGGACACCAGTACCCATCCGCTGCTGCTCAAAGCGCTGACCAATTTCCAAGCCAAGGCGCTGTCCGCCTTGATGCCCTCACCCTCACGGGTCGCGGACGCAGAGCCGGATATTGATCTCGACAGCATCGAAGACCCTGCGGTGCGAAAGTTGGCGCGACGCAATCTGGCCGCCGCAACCGAGCGGGTGCGCAATTTCTATAACTGGTATCTGCTGGAGGCGCTGCCGTCCTACGAGGAAGATACAGACCAGATCATCCACGACAGCGGGCTGCAAGGCATAGGTTTCCGGCGTATCGGGGTGGACACGTCCTACCGGAAAACGCCGGTTCGCCCAATCGCGGTGGCGCTCGAAGATCTCATCATATCCTACGACACCAAGAACTTTCGCACCGGTCGGGTATCCCACCGCCGGAAAGAAACCGCGACCGATCTGGTACGGGCCATGCAAAACGGGCACTACCGCGCCCGAGACGTGGTGCCGGGGCTGGACTTCAATGTCAGCGAAATCAGCGAGACACGAGATCGGATGTTCGGCGTACAGCAGTCTATCCAAGAGGCGATGAGTTCGCACACCGTGTACGATGTGTTCACCTATCTGTTTCTGGAAGACGACCCGCACCCGCAGATGCTGGCACGCCCGTATGTTGTCACGATCCATCAGCAAACCCAAGAGGTCTTGGCGGTGCGCCGTAACTGGCGCGACGATGACCCTGACGAAACCCCTATCGAACATTTCGCAGGCTATGTGTACAGTCCCGGCCGCAACTCCGTTACCGCTATCGGACTGGGCGCGCTACTGACCAACATCACGCTGGCGCTGCGCACGGCACAGCGTCGCGCGCTGGACGCCGCGTATCTCGCCAACCACCCGTCAGGGTTTATGGTCGGCGGCATGAGTATCCGCGATGACAGTACCCCGTTCAAACCGGGCGAGCTGCGCACTGTCGACGTGGGCAACGGAGACATCCGGCAGTCGATCATGCTCAATCCCTTCCAAGGCCCAGACGCAGGGCTCATGGGGCTGTACGACCGCATGAACGAAGCGGGCAAAGAGCTGGGCAACATCGCGTCTATCGACTTCGCCGCCATGATGAAATCCGGCATTGCGGCAGGACCGGCGCTGGCCGCCTACGATGAGAGTACGGAGTTCCAGTCTTCGGTTCACCGCCGCCTGTATCGGGGGCACGCAACAGAGCTGCGCATCATCCACGAGCATATGCGCAATATCTACGGTGGACAGCGCGTACCGTTTGGGTCCGGCCGCTACCTAGAGCCTGACGATCTGTTGATTACCAAAGTGATCCCGGCGATGAAGCCCGGTCATGTATCGCGGCAGCGCGCACTCATGGAAGCCCAGACCCTGTACGAAATCGCGTCTGCCAACCCCCAAGAGGTCAGCAAACGTGAAGCCATATCGCGGCTGTTCGAGGCGATGGGCGCCATGCAGATCGAAGACCTCATCATTCCTGATCCAACTGAGGCAGAGATACCGGCAACAGATCCAGTGAACGAGTATATGCGGCTTATGCAGGGCCAGCCTCTGCGTGCCGCACCGCAACAGAACCATCGCGCCCATATCGACGCGCACACCGCGCAGCTGCGCGGATTGCAGACATCGGACCTGCCGGTCGAAATGGGACAGGTGGCCGCCGCCACGCTGGGCGCGCACGTCGCAGAGCATGAGGCTATGGACATGATGGTCAAGGCTGCGTCCATGATGCAGCTGCCGCTCGAAATGCTGATGGAAGGTATACCGCCGGAGATGGAGGCGGAGATTGCGCCGCAGCTGGCGCTGGTCGTCGCGCAGATCGAAGAGCAGCGGCGTCCGAAAGACGAGCAAGATCCGCGCATTGTAGTCGAGCAAATCCGGTCGGAAAACCGTCAGGCGATCGAAGCCATGAAATCCGAGCAGGCTGAACTGCAGCGGCAGGCCCAGCTGGAGATCACGCGCATCAGGGAAGAGGCGGCGACATACCGCAACATCACGGACAACGCGTATGCGATCGAAATCGCAGAGCTTAAAGACAGCGGCAAGGCTCCGGCCAAACCCGAAATGCCCAGCCCGCCAGAGCTGCGGGCTGGTACCCCTGTTCCTCGCTTTAGAATGGACCCACGCTGATGGCTCAAGAACCTTGGGGGCCGGTGAGCCCCAATCCACCCCGCGCCACCGCTAAAGACTTCGAGACTGCGGCGCGGCAGATCGGGTGCACGCCCGCCGAGATACGCGCCGTGTGGAAAGTGGAAGCCGCGGGGCGACCGTACCGTGCGGACGGCACCGTGGAGCGGCGCTTCGAGCCGCACCATTACCCCAAGAATGCGTGGCCCAAGATCGGGTTTTCCGTGCGGCAGGGCGAAGCGCCGTGGCGTGCGAGCCTGCGCCTGTCTAACGAGGCCATGTTCCAGCGCGCAGCCAACCAAGACAAGGACGCCGCAATAGACGCGTCCAGCTGGGGTGCCCCGCAAATCATGGCGGGGATGAACCATCAAGCCGCAGGGCACGTGACCGGGCGCTCGATGGTACAGGCAATGGCGCGCAACGAAGGCGAGCACTTGAAAGCGTTCACGACCCTTGTCAACAACTGGGGGCTGTCGTCGGCTATTCGGGCGCACGACTGGGAACGGTTTGCCCGCAGATACAACGGGCCGGGACAGGTCAAGCACTATGCAGGGTTGCTGGAGCGGGCGTTCGCCGTGACATCCACCCAGAAACATGCGGCAGCGCTGGAAGCCGCAACCCGCTCCGAGACCGGAGCGGCATCGCGGGTCGTCTTGCGGCTCGGCAGCGAAGGGTCGGCGGTCGCCAAGCTGCAGCGCGCCTTGGAGATTAAGGACGACCGCGTGTTCGGCGTCAACACGGAAGCCGCAGTGCGGGAATACCAGAAGGCGAATGGGCTGGCGGTGGACGGCGTGGTGGGCGAGCGCACATGGCGATCACTGGACGCGCAGGGCGCGCTGGTGGAAGTTGTTGAGACGCAACCCGCCACCACCGCGGAGAAACCCGTCACGGGCATCGCCGCACTGGCCGCACCCGCAACGATTGTGACAGGCGCGGCCGCGTCAGCAGGGTGGGTCAACGCCGCTGCGATAGCCGCAGTGGCGGTCGTAGTTATTGCGGCGTTCATCTGGTGGCGGGGGCGAGAATGAACCGGATCAAGCAATATCTGGTAGGGTTCACGCTACTTATCGCAGCGTATTTCGGGAAACAGACCTATGACCGGAACGTGGGAGCACAGCAAAATGAACGGGAACGAAAAGAGGAAGACCGCCAGTCAGCGCGACAGGTCGCAGATGCTGCGCGCGGCGCTCGTAATCGCGCTGCTGGTGATACTCGGCGCCCTGTCGAGCGGGTGCGCGGGCTCGGCGGGCTCAGAGACAGTGACCCAGATCGGAAATGAGTTGAACGAGGTACTACCTACCGTGTCTGAACAAGATACTGAGCAGACCATCGACGAGAACGCCACGTTTCGCGAGGTGTTCTTTTCGATATTCCCCCAGTTTCGCCCATGAATGATGTGCGGCTACTGAATGAAGGCGCGACAGATGCCAAGGTTGCAACCCAAATGGTTGCAAATCTACGACTACAGGTGCAAGATGCCGAACAGTGCCTGACGACCAAACGGATGAACAGCTATGAAGAGTACGTCGGACGGTTTGAGGCACTGCACGCGTTGAAACGTGCGCTGAAACAAGCCGAAGATATATTCGGTAAACACTTCAGGATATAGAGGCCCATATGCTTATTCTACCTAAACACGTAGCAGCTAACCTTCGCAAACGCGAAGCTCCGGTCGGTGCGGCCGGAGGCTTTCACCGCGAAGCGAACAAGCACGCTACCCACACCGACGATTTCATCGACCCGGCAGACGTAGCGACGCAGGTCAAGACCTTCGTGGATTACGAAGGGTCGGTGCCGGCCCCCGTAGGCTGGCGCGTAGCCGTTCTGGTGCTCACCATCCCCGAGATCACAGCCGGCGGGCTGCATATGATCGACGACAGCCGAGAAGCACGGGCGCTCGCGTCACCGCAAGGCGTGGTCGTCGCAGTGGGCAGCCAAGCGTACCGCGACCCAGAGCGCTTCCCTGACGGCGAGCCTTGGGTCCGTGTCGGGGATCGCGTGATGTTCCAGAAGTATGCAGGCCGGATGTTCCAGATCCGAACCGGCCAGCACATTGCAATCCTTAACGATACCGACTTTGCGGGCGTAGTAGACCGCGGGTGGGTGCAGGAAAGTGAGGCAGCGACATGAAACTATTTGGCATGATGCCCGGCTTTCGCGCCATACTGCGCGACACGGGCGAAGGTAGCGGTGGCGGTGACGGCGACGACACAGGAGCTGCACCCGATCGCATGGATATGCTGGAGCAGCGCCTTGGGAAGCTCACGCAGGTTCTGACGGGCTTTGCGCAGGAAAACCAGCAGACCAAACAGAACCAGCAAGCGGAGCAGGAACGGCAAACAGCCGTGCGGTCCGCCGAAGGTTTTGTCACCGAAGCGCAACAGCGCCTGCAGGCGTCGCGGGCTAAACTCGCATCCGCCCACGACGCGGGCGACGCGCAGCAGATTGCGGACGCAACGGCAGAGATGTCGACTGCGGCCGCAGAACACACTGCCGCCCGCATGCACGCCGAGAGCGTGAAGGCACAAGCGCAGCGTGCACAGACGCAGCCCGCGCAGCAGCAACAACCCCAGCAGCGGGTGGACGACAGTAACCTGCGCAACTGGCGGGAGCGCAACAAGAGCTGGTATGGGGTGGACGGGGAGATGACCCGTGCCGCGCTAGAGGTCGCCAAGGAAGTCGAAGGCGAGCGGGTCTTGGAGGTCGGGTCGCCCCAGTATTTTCAAGCTATAGACGCGCGCTTGAGAAACCGCTATGCTGACCGTATGCCGCGCCCCTCCGGTGGAGCCGCGCAGGTGCAAACTCAGCGAGGGTCGATGGCAAACGCCGCGCCGCAGTCACAAAACCGAATACCCGAGGCCATCGCCTCCGGGTATCGCCGCATGGGCATCAACGTGGATGACCCTGAAGTGGCGAAGCAGATGCAGTCTGCTCGCCAGACCGCAGTGCAGAAAGGTTTTCTGCCTGAGAAACCCAATTACGGCCCAGTGGTGACACGATGACCGATACAAACCCGACCCCCGATCTTCGAGCCGCACTGGAACAAGCCGCCGGAAAAGCGACACCGCAGCCGGACGCAGAGGTGAAATCGGCCAAGCCCAAGGCACGGGAGCGCTCGGTGCAAACCCGTGCAGGGAAGCGGTCGCGTGAAACCGATGACACGTCATATTGGGAGCGCGCGAACATGCAGAGCTGGGCCCCTTCTTCGCAGCTGGAGCTACCGCCGAACGACGAGCAATACGTCTTCCGCTGGGTCGCTGAGTATGTGAATGGCAATCTCATGACGAACCGCCTCACCAAAGCCAAGCGCGAAGGGTGGCAGTTTGTGCTCATCGACGATCTGCCCGAGGGCTTCGTTGTGGATGAAGACATTAAAGGAGATGGGATCGCCCGTGTCGGCGGTCTCATTATGGCGCGGCTTCCGCGCAAGTTTGCAGAGCAGCGCAGAGCACACTACGCGCGCCGTTCTGCTGAAGCTCTTGATGGCGCGAACCAGCTGCAAGGCATTGCAGGCAAGAACGCCGTCAAGGAAGATCGCGGCACTCGCTCACTGGATGGTCCAGCGGCGGGGAATGCTCTGCGAGACATGGCGCAGAAGAGCGCATAAGGTAGGAGACAAAGCGTATGGCCGGCTTTGGTTTGAAAACACTTCGTTCCACGGGGCCCGATGGCTACGTGGGCAACCAGTCCGAGTTTGCAATCGGCGCGAACAACTCGAACCCCATCTTCAAAGGCGACCTTGTGCGTCTGGACGGCGGGCTGCTCGTGGAAGCGTCGGGCGCTGCGAATAACGACGACTTCTCGCCACTCGGGGTGTTCCTCGGGTGCCGTTACGTGGCCGCCGATGGCAGCTTCGAGTTCAAGCCCTTCTGGGACGGGACTGCGGGGCGCACGAACATCGTGGGCATGGTCGCCATCCCCGATGGTACGACGTTCCTCATCAAAGGTTCCACGCTCGGAACCTACACGCAAGCCAACATCGGCTCGCGCTTCGGCATTAACTACGCGGCAGGCTCTACGGTATACGGCGACAGCCGTGTGCGACTGGGCGCTGCTGCAGCAAACTCCACCGGCCCCTTGCGGCTGCTCCGTTTGGTTGACGCGCCTTACAACGCGTTCGACCGCCCAGAGCCGCTGTTCGAGGTCAATTTTGCCCGTTCGCAGGGCTACGCAGCGCTGGCATAAGCCTAGCATAGAAGGGAGACAGGTAATGGCTGTCATCAATCGGGCCGCCCTCGCAGAGCATC